ATTTAAAGTAGTATTAGTATTATTGTCTACTGAGGTAGTAATACTTTGTAGTCTTTGGGCTTCTCGTCTAGCATGGGCAGATTGTTTTCTACTAGTCATCCCTTACACTTTCTACCTTTGGGACAAGGTGTTTTAGAACCACTAGGCCCAGCCCAAAGATTCTTACAGGCCCAGTATCTAGCTGTTAGTTTATTATCTGCAGAGTCGCAATGATGCCGTGCTTTGAAAGACTTACGAGCTTCCGAACTATAGTTGTTACCATAACCTGTTGCTCCAAAATGAATAATCTTTTCTTGTCCATTAGCACACGCCTTAACCATCTTCTTCTTTCCAGGAGAAGTTGATTTTCTAGGTTGATTACATGGCATTGATTTCTTATTAGCCATTTGGCATCCCTCCTTGTCCTAGCATTTGCATGGCCTGTTGACTGATTTCTGGTGGAATATTTGCACCACCAGTTTGCATTAGATCCTGTTGAGCAGCACCACCCATAGCCTGAGCGGCAGCTCCTGCAAACATCTTCTGCATTTCCATTTGTTGCTGTTGCTTAGCCATTTCCATCTTTTCTTTTTGGATTTCTTGGGCTGAACGTACCCAATTATTAGCATCAAAACCCATAGCCGTGATCAGGGCTCTAGCATAAGCTTCCCACTTAAAGGAAGAAGCAGCCTCTGGTGGAAGATTGCGAACCATTTCACCCATCTGGAGTAACTTGGTGATGTCTGATTCACGGCTAAGGGATTGAAGACCAGTAAGGATTTCGATATTAAGTATACCGTTTTCCTCATTAAATTGATCTGCCATACGTTGGTCGATTTCATTATTTTCAATCATTAAATAGATGGTTCGTTGGATAATAGGAACCATAAAGTCTCTAGCAATTGCAGAGAATGTACCACCTAGGATTGTTTCTAGTTCATTACCTACGGCTCTGACGGCTGTAGCTGTTACACGATCTCCAGTAGGCATAGCAGCTGTTTGTAATAGGAATCCTTGTCCTACTTCTTTACGCATATTGTCAACCGCAGCCGCACAAGCCTGTAGTTGTGGATTGATTGTTTCACCTGGTGTAATGACAAATACATCTTGCTTTCTTGCACCTACCCATTGACCATTAGTAGCTACAGAAAGATCATCAATTTCAGTAATGCCAGCTGGATCAACACCCATAAAGAATGTAGAACCAGCAGCCATACCTTGAATCATTGCACGACTATATGATTCCAGTGTTCTGATATCTGAGTATATATCCTCGACATGGCTACGTCCATAATCTTCGCCAGCAATACTAGCCCAGCGCAGTATAATATAAGGAAGAACAGAATAATAACCTCTGTCGATAATTTCTCCGTCCAGTTCTTTTTCAACTTCCCATGTTTCATCTTCTGTTTGGAAGACTCTAACGTATACTGTTTTAAAACCTGTTTGTTTTTCTTCCCCCGCAATGAAATCATAGGCACTTGCTGGCTCCTCGTTAGATGGTGAAATGAATTCTAGATAGATGAATTCTTTTACCGATCCATTTACATCTCGACGCACAACAAATTGATCTAGACGGATGACTCGGAATGAGAAGTCGTTCTCCATTACAATCAATACATCACCCACAACAATTAAATGTTGCATGGCTAGATATGAGATTTCTCTAAGGTTATTTGAAATTAACTTGTGATATACCTGAAAAGAAAGTTTATTAAGGTATTCAGCAATTTCTGGGGTAGGCTCACGACCATTCTTAAGACCAAAGGAGAAGAATGGTGTGTCATTTAGCGGGATAAGTACACTAAGGATTTTACTTGCCAGCGAAGTAACACCCCTTGATTGTACAGAAGAGTATGTCTGAAAAAGATTATCCTCTCCACTGATGGATTGATAAGGCAATAGAGTTGGTACAGTTAAAGCTGAGCAAGCACGAGACTTGTTTAATTTAGATTCTCGTTTTGCATTAAGCGTCCACCATCGGTCTTTAATAGTCTTTTCAGAATTCATTTTCTCTCCTTAGATTGGTCTACCTTCTTTTTCGTAATCAGGTCGTTCAATTGTAGGCATAGCTAAATTGAAACCGCCACCAAATTCCGTTGTATCTTTTTTAGTTTGGCCAGTCATTTCTTGGAATAAATTAGCCTCTTGTTGTTGTTTCTTTACTAGAGACTCTTCTTTACTGGCTGCCGCTTCCTGTCTACGGAGATATTCTAATTGACGTTCTCTATCGCGTTCAGCACGCATACGATCTTCGGCTTCTCGTTGATAACGTTGTTGTAGCTCCATCTGCCGTTGCATCATTTCTTCTTGTTGACGCATATATCCAGCTGAGTCCATTTTAGGACTATTACCACTTTTACCGCCCATTAGTTACTCTCCTTTCTTGCTGTTCAAATAGAACCTTTAGTTTAGCAACTACTTCTAATTGACCAGCCTTAAAACCTCGTTCATAATCCTTTAGTTTTAAGTCGCTTGGGTTTAATTGAATTGTCTTCTCCAGGTACTGGATCAGATCCTTCGACAACTGTAGGCTGTCTTTCATGTAGTTTTTCCAGTGTAATTGAATTTATATAAGATAAACAAAGGGAAAGGTTAGGGTCCTTTATGGACCCCTCCTTCCACTTCTTTAGTAAAATTTCAAGCTTGTTCATTATTCTTCACCATTATATTCAAATGAAAGTTCTTCTCTCCTGGAGCAATCTTTTGTTCGATGAGTTCGTTCTTAAGATTGTCTAGGAAAATATTCACCATGTTTAAATTGTTAAATCCTACATCCAACGTGGCATTGGATAGCTTAACTAATTTAATAGTTTCGGCTAACGCCAAGTCCATATCGTACTCAGATTCAACAAATAAATGGGACATATTAAACTCCTTAGGTTAGCTCACAACCATTAGCTGTACAGGCTAAGGTTCTAGCATTAGTGGTTGTATCTTCCATCTCGTACTGAGAGAGAAGACTGAAATCAACAATAGATGGCATTTGCTCATCTAACTTATTAAACTCTTCTTCGGAAATCGCTTCGAATGGAGCTTGCTGATATACATGGTTATCCTTCGGCAAGAAAGAAATGCCGCTGACGGCATTCCAATGTTGCCATAACCAACCACCAACATGCAGAAACTCATTATCTGTATAGTTAACAGTAATGCTAGGTTTGTGATCACAATACCACACTTGATATGCTAACCATAGATTAAGATGTCCAATAGCATTGATCTGTTCTTCTGTAATTCCAAAATCAGCTTTGATTGGGAATGAAAACACAAGAGTATGTTCTGGTTTCATTACACAATTCTCATGTGGAATGCCAGAATCAATCATGAATTTTGCCATTGGCGAGTGCTTATCCATACGAATCCGTCGAATATAAAACTTGCTATAGCGAGGATGCAGCCCTGAGGCTGTACCAGCTACACAACTTGTCGTGCCTTCTGGCTTAATACATGTAATAGATTTGGAAGGATTAATGCCAAGATATTCTGACCACTTTTCGTTTACCTTTCTAGAGACAAACTTAAGAGCACTAAGTAGTTTCTTAAGTTCCTCGGGTCCATGACCTCCGTTAGTTAGGTTGTTGTCAAAGATACCCGTCATTGACACACCTAGTAGTCGCTCTTCTTCGCAGTTTTCCTTGAAGGATTGATTACTAAAGTATGTAAAGTTTGTTAAGGCACTTTGTAAAGTACCTAGGATTGTAGCATAACGAATCTTATCAATCAGTTGTGGACCCTGATCATCAGGACGAACAGCAACAGTTGATAGATTGCAGAATTGATTTGGTCGTAGGATAATCTCTGAGCATGGATTAGTACCAAACTCAAAGTCTGGATTTCGTCCAGCCTTTTGTGCAATGGCTCGCATTGCTTCACGATTACAAATACCTCGCTCACCCGAACGAGAATTATATAGTGAAGACCATTCTTGCATAAACGAACCCATATCTGGCTTGGTTTCATAGACAGCAGAGTTATTAGCTAGTGCTCTATGACCACCCTTTTCCCACCAGGGGCCACTCTTGGCATGTGCCATCTCATAGTCATTAAGATCACTGAGAGAAATCAGAGCAGAGCGTCTAACTCCACCTGAGATAATTGAATCAGCAATCTGACAAACTAAATCATGAACTTCAATTGGCTTAAGTTTACGACCACGAGCATCATAGAACGTATTAGCAGTAAACTTAATCAGTCTAATAAATGGTTCTGGACCAGAAGCACGACCACCGAATGTCTTTAGGCGTGCTCCTGATGGACGTACTTGGCTTGTATCAACATTGAGATGATGTCCATTATAAAGATGGGTTACAAAATCACGATAGGCATTAGCCCATCCTTCTCTTGAATCCTCTACAACAATGGATCTATCTGTCTTTGTAATTGTATCATGAACCATAGGAAGCTTAGCAATGTTGTGCTTCTCTACAGAGAATCCAACTCCAGTTCCACAGGCTAATGTGTACATGATATTTGAGAGATCTTCGATAGACTGGATAGCAATATAACAACAGTTATAAGCTGCTACATCATCCTTATCCAATGCAGGACCAGCCGTCATAAGGGCTCGCATGGAGCCAAAGACCTGACGGTCCTTCATCATCTGACGGGCATTGCCAATCTCCTTCATTTCCTCTAGGGGAATCTTATTAGCAAGATCAAGTCTCTTGATTAAATAATCAAAATAACGATCTACAGCCTCAGACCAAGTCTCTCGACGGTTCTGATCGGGTAACCAACGGCAATACTTGTCTATT